GTCGTCTGTATCAGTTTTGCTTTTGGATGTCTACCCATGAAGAACGCCGGAAATAAATGCGACGCAAATTCTGATTTTGTATGTCTTGGCGGCATATTAACAATAAGTCTTTTAAGCTCACCGTTCGCAATACGATTTAGTTTTTCTGCATATATCTTGTGATGCTTTCCTTCAACGAATTCTGGCCAAACAGTTTTGACAAATTTTATAAAGTCACCTTGAGCTGCTTCACGCTTTTTATCCAAAGCATTTTTGAGAATCAACTTCAGTGTATTCGTATCTAGAGATTCTAAATTAGAAACGTTTTCCATTTTTTAAAAATTTTTTTAACTAGGGTACCTTACACTAATCTTAAACGATTTTCTACCACATTGTCAGTCTCAAACAGGCCAAGCAGAAAAATAAAGCATGCTTTAGGCTAAAAGGGGGGGTTACCCCCGTCGGTTTGCGCAGGTTGCGCAGTTATGTCCCGGGCGCCTGCGACATTATGTCGCGCGTCAAATTGTCGCACCCGGGCGAAAGTTATCCACAGGATATCCACAGTTATTTGTAATAGCTATATACATTATAATAGAACTATGATACCCATTCCTAAGAAATAGAAAGAGGTAAACATGACAAAACAAGACTTCAAGACAAGAGTAGGAAATGGTTTCTTCTCTTGCAAATGGATTAATAACAAAGGTGAAGTATCACGCATTAAGCGTGGTATTCTTGGTATTAATGCTTGGCGACACACCGAACTTGGAACTAGAGAGAGTATCCAAGAGCCAACAAACTATGTGTTAGTATATAGAGTTGGTAATGGTCTTAACCCTAATCACAGACGTTGGGCTAATGTAAACCCTGAAACTGTGTTTGAACTTAATGGGAGTGAAGTATGAGTCGAGAATTAATAACAGCTAATAATGTTAATATCCAACCTGTTATAGAGAGTTTAATAGAGTTGGTTAAAGACAAGAAAACAACAGGAGAATTAGATGACTTGATTAATGCTAGACTTCCTGAAAAGAACAGTGCAGATTGGAAACTAATCTGTGGTGTGTTGTGCAATTCAGTTGTAGAGTGGGTAGCACAAAATAAAGGCGATGATGTTGACCCAATGGATTTATTGAGACATTTACAATCTGATGTAGGTTATATCATGCAAAGATTGGGGTTAAGTTAAACCTCTTTCTACTAACTTAGCTTCATAATTAAGGGCGATTTATTCGCCCTTTTTTTATGTCCGTTGAGATGTCCTGCTACACCGGGATGCCGAAGCGGGCTGCCCGGCCACTTGTATTGATAGAGTTAATTGGAGTTTGGGAGTTTGGGAGTTTGGGGAGTTTGGGGGAATAGAACGGACTTCTGGCCAACCGAGTAAGGACTAGACCCCATTACCAACTCTTTTTGAGGCG